CCTTCGCTCCCGTTGTTGGAACGCGCTCCGGCTCTTCATCCACGATGGTCAGGCATTGAACAGCCAAAGCCTCAAAGCCTTCGTCTCGCGCTTGCGCGACCTTGCGATTGATCTCTTCGTCAGCGTTCCGCCACTTGTTGATTGAATCCACATCGGGCATTCCTTTGGTCCGCAGGATCTGCATCAATGGTTCGCCCGTCTTCAGACGCGTACAGATCTGATCAATGACTGCTGTGCGATCGTATTTGCGTGGCCCTGCCATCACCTGCGAAGTATTGCGACCTTCTCAATAGCCCATTCGATTCCTTCATCTCCCCCCCATGCGTCCCACATCAGACCACCGCAGCCCTGTTCGTATGGTACTTCGCTGTTCTGCTTGTGACGCTGGAATGCCGCCATGCGTTGGATGGTCTGTAGACTGATAGCCTCCCTGTTCGCAAGTTGGTTCGCTCTTGCCCATCCGACAGGTGTTCCGCAGTCCTTTGGGTTTCCGGTCTGCTCTCTGTACTTCAATGCTCTCTTGGCGTTGTTGGTCGCTGCCTGTGGATAGTCGGTGAAGGTCTCGTCAGATTCGTATACGTTGTCCGCGCAGATAGCATAACGCTGGTTCTCCGCGTATTCATCCACCATAGTCGAATCGGCCATGCAGCGTTTGATGAACGCGTCAGGTGATTCGTTGCGATTACGCTTTGGTATCGGCATCCTTGCGCTTGTGACGTTTGCTGATCTCAGCGAATCCAGCGGCGATGACCAGGAAGATGCCAGCACAGGCGATGAACGGAAGTGCTGGCAGTAAGACGATCACGCCCATGATGGCGATGATGATAGCCAAAGGTGCTGCGATGTATCTCATATTTTCTTCCAGGTCTGATGCTGTCCGTGTAACTGCCACACTCTGTTGGTATGTCCACGATAAAGGACAGGCCATATGCCCGTGTTCCCCGTGGTGATCAACAGCTTGTTAGCCTGGCCCAACGCCCACAGCATGGCGTTGAACTTCAAAGCGAAGGTACTACGATTCACAGGCATCACGTACTTGTCATGGTTCTTGTGTATCCTCGGCAGTTCGTCGGTGTAGCCCGTGTTCGGGTGTGCTTTGAGGAATGCTTCCAAGAACTCTTGTTCATCGGTCTGCACGAAGAACGGTCCACCTATGGACGATGCTGCTTCAATTGCCGTGCTGTAGTCAACAGGCGCGATCTCTTTCGCTTTGTCGTTGCCCCTGTAGATCACACAGGTCGCATCGCCGATGTTGTTCCTGTACTCCGCAGCTTGTGCAAGCACGTTGTTGGACGGTCGGCAGACATCCATCGTAATCCGTGAAAGGTTTGCAAGGTCGATCTCGTCGTACCATCCGTACTGCCAGCCGTGGTCGTAGGACGTTGGTTTGATCTTGGGTTGTTTGTAGTCACCCAGCAGCAGCGTGTCAATCCGGTCTGACGGGTTCACCTTGTAGATATCGAACTGCTTGCTGCTGTCAATCTCAGTAGGCCAGTAGCCGTGATACCTTGCGTAGGTGTGAGCATCGTGCAGCCTGACCGATAGGCATGATGTAAGTCCGGTCCCTGTTGTCACTATCATTTGATGCCGAACTTCTGCTTGATTGGTTCGTGCTTGTACCTGTAGATGTACAGCACCTGGTCAAGATAGACTTCCTTCTTCAGCAGCCCCGATGCTTTCAGCCTGTCGCTGTATTCGTGGTCCTCGGCAAAGCGCATATCTCGGTATCCGATTTTCAAAGCGTGTTCACGCAGGACAGGGTTCTTATGGTAAATCGTCCTGACGTAGTCGTGACCTTCGACCTTCTCGCCCCATCGCTCCCATCGATTCGATGCGCTCGCGTACTTCCTCCGCCCCATCCCGTTTACTTCGACCTTGAATCCAATGCAGTCCGGTGTTGTCAATGTAGCTTGCAGAATGTCTTCGACGTAGTTGTCCGGCACCCAATCATCATCGTCAATGAAGACAACGTAGTCACCACTTGCAGCTTCAATCAGTCTTTGTCGCTTTGCGCCGATGCTCATCACCTGCTTGTCGCTGGCATCGTAGATAATCTCCACAGGTAGCCCAGCACTCTGCCGCCATAGATGCGCCATCAGCTTACCAAAGAGATGCTCCCTGCCAGGTATCGTCGCAATGCAGATGGATAGCTTCATCGGATCATGATCAAGTTCTGATGGTTCCTTGCGTACTTCTTCATGCCATAGGACCTGCAATACTCCAGCATCTCCACTTCGTTGGCGTGTTCGTGCTCGATGATCAACATCTTGCATCCGATCTGAAGAAGGTCAATCTGCTTGAGAACGTTCATGTCCACTCCTTCGGCATCGATGCTGATCAGGTCCGCCCGTTCGATGTTCACTTCTTTGAGCAGTTGCGCGAAGGTGATCACACGAACGTCAACGCTCTCAAAGGTGCAGCCCCACTTGTGCGTGTGTTCGATTTCCAAAGTTGAAAGAAGAGCAGTATCACCCACGTTCAGATGTTCACCCGAATCGTAGAGGGTCTGCGTTCCGGCCTTGTCGTTGATTGCTGCTTGAACGCATTGCACATCCAGTCCCTTCATGTTGGGCAACAGCTTGGCGAATGCCGATGGTGATGGTTCTACCATCACTCCCTTCCATCCACGCTGCGCTGCTGCGTATGTGTTGGACAAGGTCATGCCATCGTTCGCACCAATGTCGATGAAGGTTCCCAGCTTGGTTCCAAAGTATTCTTTGACCAATGCTTCTTCGTTGTTCTGTGATCTCATGCGAATCCCTTTCGTTTGCGTTGCTCGTAGACTCTGCGGTCCGTGTGATAGAACTTGTTGTTCCGTCGATATAACTCATCGCCACGCTGGTTCCCTCCCCAGTCAGGCGATTCGTTCTTGATGATGCATTCCTCCACGAAGGTCAGCTTTCCATCTCGAATGCCTACGTCTGTCGCTTCGTTGTCGCACCACAGACTGGTGTAAGCCGGATGATAAATGTAGCCCAGGTGGTCGTATCGTTTACGCCCTAAACATTGAATCGTGTTGATCCTGTCCTGACGGCCGTCATACATCCATAGTTCACCATCGGTATCAGGATGGTGTTTCGCGAACTGCTCCCTGATCTTCGTATCATATCCTTGAACCTGCGGGATCATGTCATCGCTGACAAGCAGAAGGATGTCCCATTCGCTTTGCGCCTTGTCAATGTCCGCGTTGATGGCTTGCACCTTGCTCCTGTTCCTGCCGTAGTGAATCGAAGTCATGTGACCGTACTGCGCCATCGTGCTGTCATCAACATCGCAGCTGATTACTACTTCGGCCAGGTCGGGTCGGTCCAGCTTGAACACGTATTCGTTCAAGGTCTCCACGAACTGCTCCGGCCTTGCTCGCGTTGGGTACTTCAGTAGCAGTCTGTAGTTCATGCGTGTTGAAGGTCTTGTTTGAACTTGCGTAGCTGCTGTTGGGTCAATCCGTAGGTCGGACCATAGCCGTAGTCTTTCAAGTTCTCCGGCTGCATCAGGTCTGTCTTGAATGCCCATCCGATTAGTTCCACGTGGAACGCGTGAAGGATTGCAAGGACGTAGATGTCGATGTCGGGATTGTCCTTCCACTCCGGCAGCAACAGACTGCCCGATGCAACGTTCGTAGCCTTTATGTCCACCCTGTGTTCATTGAACAGGCAGTCGTAGCCGTTCTTTCTCGGCTCTGTGGACAGGTCAGGATACACGTTCATCTGCTTGGCAAACGCCACTTCGCCCATCACGCCTTCAAAGGTCTGCTGTTCCTGCGTCTTGTTGCTGACCTTGTCGTGGTTGATTCCCGTGTTCTGCCTGTCGCGCATCTGAGCAATCATGCGACATACTTCAATCTCCCCTTCTGTCAATGTCACTATCATCGTGTGTACTTGTTTGGGTTCTGCGCTTTGATCTCCATCACCTTCATCTTGTAGGTCTCGGCCAGGTACTTGAAGTCGTGAATCGTTCGCGGGCATCGCATCATGCCCTTTCGAATCAACTCGTCGGCGGTGCCTGGTCCGTACATCTCGTTGATCCGTAAACCGTGTTCGGGGAAATGCCCTCCCTGGAATCTGTTATGGCCCTTGCTCTGTGCGTGGCAGTTGCGTTCGTCGTATCGCGTGGCTTGCTTCGCTCTGCTGACGTAGTGACCACAATCCAGTTCGCGCCAATGCATTCGCCTTCCGCTGGTCACGCAGGTCGCAATGCCTTCATCGTCGCTGTCTCTCAGGCGGATGAATTCGCTGAACCACTTGTCGGCCTGTCCCATCCAATACGTCTTGGTCCTAATCGTCGTAGTTGTTCGCATATCTGCCGTGGTTGAATCCGCGATCCCACTCCATCGCGTCAATGCTGCCGTGTGCATACGGATTCAGCCACTCGATATCGTCCATGCTTCCACGCATCGCGACTCCCATCTTGCGGCCCAGCCAGTACGCTTCGCTCATCAGTTGGTTGAATCTGAAAGTTTGAATCCGGCGGCTTCAGCAGCAGAGAGACAGGCAATGCCTATCTGTGTGGTCTGTCCTACGCGATTGCCGAACTCGATTCGCAGGAGCCGTAGATCATCCACCAGCATCTGTATCAACTCTGCATCCTTGGCGCGGGCGGCTTCGTAAACTTCGCGCACTCGGCTCGCTGTCAGTTCGCAGTCATAAAAATCCGCCTCCGGTGGAACCAATTTGTTGATTCCGTCATCGCTCAACAGCGGCTCTCGTTTCGTGTTGCTCATCGCGTCTGCTTGTAGTTGACGTAAGACATCCCAAAGAGAACTCCTTCAATCGCTGCGGCCATGATGAACGCCACCCATCCAGCTTCATTGATGGTAGCCACTCCTGCTGAGATCATCGCAATCACCATTGATTGAATCAGCGCGAACGCCACCCATGACGTGCGACCGAATCCAGTCGGACGCGTCAAGTATTGGAAGAAGGTTTCGCGCTTTGGTTGTGGTTGGTTCTCCATCGTGGTCATGTTGTTTGTGCAAGTAGCGAAACGGGCAGCAGCATCTTCAATCTTTCAAGGTGTGAAGACATCACGATCAATCGCACATCGTCTTCGTGTGATTTGCACCAGTCTTTCACGCGCTCGTCGTTCGCCACCGGATAGCTATGAAGGAACTGCTGCGCTCTGATCAATGCAACGTTCAGTCGTGCAGCGTCCTTGCGCTTGCTGTAGCCCTGCGTGATTGCTCTCTGCCTTTGTTGTACTGCGTCACTCAGCTGTTTCCTCAACATCGTTTTTCGGTGTTTGTATTTTCCCTGCCAGCAGTTGATGCGCCCGTTCGATATCGTTGGTCCATACTTCGCGACCGTCCTTCTTCGTCACTACGAATCGCAGCTTGGAACCAGTATCGACGCACTCAATGATGCCGTTCTCGTCCGCGTAGATCAGTTCGTCTTCGCTCATTTGGCAAGTAGTGTTACGGAACTTCCTTTCTGCTTCATGGACAGGCAAAGCACGATCGTATCGCCATTCACCAGGAACTCGTCGTGTACCTTGACTGATGCTTGGTCAAGCCGCAGCATCACAGACATCGCTTCGTAGTCCGTCATTGATACAACGCTCTTTGGTAGCACCACCTTGTTCACCGTTCGGCCCAGGTGCTTGTGGTCTCGCTTCATGACCACCAATAATGTAGACCAGGTTCCAAGACAATCAGAAGTTCCGACTATGCTGGTGCTGTATGGTTTGAATGCGTGACCGGATGCGAGATAGAACGCCTCGTCGTTCATCGGCTTGGTGCTGGTCGCTTCGTGGTAACTCTCAAGAAGTTCCTTGACCTGTCCGTGTGCCATCTGTGCGAACAGAATGGCGATCGCTACTGCAACGTGTTTCATGTGTGTGTGTTTAGAATGGTGTGTGATTCCGGTCCGGATGTGGTGTCGTGTTGAACTCGTCATCAGCTTGCGCCCAAATTGGCGGGCTGCTTCTGCCCACGATGCCGTAACGCATCATGCAAGGTGTGGTGATCTTGCCTGGTCTTCCGTTCCTGTTCTTCAAAACATCGATGGTCATCTGATCAGCATCACGCGACAGGTGCATCCTGACGTGAGCATCTTTCTCAAACTGAATCGTTCCGTGGTCTTCGCCTTGTTTGTTGACATGAACAATCAAGAGAATCGGCACGTTCAGCTTCCTCGCTGTTGACCGGATGCCCATCGATATCGCTTCCAGTTCTTGAACTTTGTTGGTGTACAGCTTGCGGTCTGCGCTCATCAACTGAGCATAGTCTACTACGATGAGACCTGCACCGTTCTTCACCCTGTTCTCGGCCTTGGCTGCGAACTCATCAATTGTCATGCTGCCACTATCATCGATGTCCAGCGTGCCAAGTATATCACCGTAGTTCGACGCTGCCTGTGCCAGCCTGTTGCGCTCCTGTGCTGTCATCCGGTCTACCATCACGGACTGAATGTCCACCATTGCTATCTGACAGAGCGCGCGCTTGATCAGTTCATCAGCGGGCATCTCAAGAGACACGAACCAAGGTTTGATTCTCGGCATCAGGTTCATCACCACCGAAAGGACGAACGCCGTCTTGCCTACTCCAGGGTCAGCACGAATCGCCACCACATTCCCCGGAAGGATCCACACCAGCGAATCCAATCCAGCTACCTGTAGGTAGGTCGGCGAAGGTCTGTCGCTGCTGTTCATCAGTTCGAACGCCCGTGTTCCTGCATTGACATCAGGCTTGTCCTCGGCCATCGATGCCTTTGCCAATGCCCGCGTTGCAGGTGCGATTAGTTCCGTGTATTCCTTCCCTTCGATGGTTCCTCTTACCAGTTGCTCACCAGCATCCTTCAGAATTCTCGACGCGTAGCACTCACGAATGATTGCAGCGTGTGCTTCGAAGTTCCTCGGTGCTGATACTCGCATCGTCCAGCCGACCATCTTCGCCATCGTATCGCCGATTCCTGCGCTCTGCTCTCGCTGTAACTGCACAGCTATGGTCAGCAGGTCCACTCCAGTTCCTCCGCGCCACACCGAAAGACAGGCTTCGTAGGCTTCACGGCATTCGTCGTTACCGAAATGCTCTGCTCTTAGTATCTGAGCAGCAGTAGACATCACCGCGTGGTCGAGCAGTATCTGACCGATCACAATCTGTTCAACGTCCGTAGGTATCAGTTCCATGTCAGATCATTTTATCCATGCCCATCACCGCCCATTGTTCCCGTGGCACCATGTCCTTCGTGATTGCTCCACCTGGTTCGATGCCGTAGCGTTCTTCGATCTCCAGCCGGATGCGCTTTTGCTCGCTCATCTTGTCTTCGGTGGTTGCTTCCAATGGCTTGCCGTTGGGCTGCTTCGGTGCAAGGTCTTTCGGATGAACGGGGAATTTCCAGCCCTTCGCCATTGCAAGGTTAAGACCATCAAAGCATTCTTCGCCCTTCGTGTAATACTTGGCAAGCAGGTTCACCGCGTGCTGCTCTGTGCTGCTCGACTTGTACTTGGCCCTGTGCGTTGTGAGTCGATAGGCCTTGAACTCTTTCCAAGTCTTCAAGACGTTCGGACCTGCCCATGCGGGCCATTCAATTTCACTCACTTGTTCCTTTACATTCTCATTCTCATTTACATTAACATTTACATTGGGGGTTCGCTTGGGGTTTAGTTGGGGTTTGATTGGGGTTTCATCTTGTATCCCCTGTGGGGTTTCGGTGGGGTTTCCTTGGGGTTTCTTCGGTCTTCCTCCCTTGCCACCGTGCTGCGCTCCCTTCTGCCCGTTCTCCCACTTCCGATAGTTCGCATCGACGTTCGGCTTGATCAGTTGCCACACGACCTGTGCGATGCCATGCAGCTTCGGCTCTT